ATATAAGAGAGATGATGATTCTCTATATTATGAAGTAGGCAAACCTGGTGATGCTTATATAGTAGATGGTCAAGATATGATTCATGTATTAAACTTTACCTATGATGGTTATAATGGTGTATCTACAATAAGACATGCTGCTTTAACAATGGGTTTAGCTGTTGCATCAGAAGCATCTGCAAAAGGTTTCTTTTTATCTGGAGCTAATATGTCAGGTATATTAAGTACTGAAAATAAACTTACTAAGGAAAAAGCAGCTGATATTAAACAAAGTTGGGCTAATGCTTTTAATGTTACTTCTGGTAATCCAGGTGGTATAGCTGTTATGGAAGCTGGTCTTAAATTTGATCCAGTTACTGTAAATCCTAAGGATGCTCAGATGTTAGAGACTAGACAATTTAATGTTATTGAAATATGTAGATTTTTTGGTGTATCACCATCTAAAGTATTTGATAGTAACAACCTTACATATTCTAATATTGAAAGTTTTCAGTTAGGTTTCTTAACTGATACAATATCACCTTTAGATTCAAAGATTGAAAGTGAATTTAATAGGAAGTTATTAAGACCTTCTAAAAGAATTAAAACAAGACTTAATTTAAATATAGAAGAACTACTTAGGGCTAATATGGATGCTAAAGCCAATTATTATTCTAAGTTATTTCAAGTAGGTGCATTTACCCCAAATGAAATTAGAGCTCTTATAGGGCAACCTAAAGTAAATGGGGGTGATAAATCATATGTGCAAATTAATCTTATGCCTGTTGATCAACCTACAATAAAGAATGTACAAACAAAAAACACACAAAAAGATGATCAGTAAAGAAAAAAAAGAAGTATACAATAAAAAAGCCTATAAGGTGCTGTTTCTTAATCCTGATAGAGGACACACATGTAGTTTTTATAGATCAGGTGGCGTAGTTAAAGATTTACGTAAAAAGTTAGGTTCAGATTATACAATAGATGTAGTATCATGGCCTGATATGCCTACAGATTGGCAAACAATATCAAATTATGATTTAGTAATGATGCAAAGACCTTATCAAGGATCAATGTTTGATTTTGCTAAACGTATTAAAGCAATGAATATACCTTTATGGTTAGATTATGATGATAACCTTTTTACAGTTGCTGCAGAAAATAGGGCATGGCCTATATTTAATGATCCTACTGTTCAATTAACAGTTAAGTCATTTCTACAAATAGCAGATGTAGTTAGTGTAACTAATGAAGACTTAAAGGAATCATATTTACCTTATAATAAAAATATTGTTGTTATACCAAATGCATTTAATGATATTATATTTAATGTTGATAGGAAAGTAGAAGAAAGGGAAAATACAATATTATGGCGTGGTTCAGATACTCATATTTATGATATTATGGGTTATGCTCCTAGTATAAGTAAAGCTACAGAAGAACATCCAGAATATGAATTTACATATGTAGGTTATTATCCTTGGTTCTTAGCTGGCTCAAAGAATGTTAACTTTATTAAACCTTTAGAAGTTATAGATTACTTTAATTATGTAAATAATGTAAAAGCTAAGGCAGTACATGTGCCATTATTTGATAGTAACTTTAACAGGTGTAAGTCAAATATTGCCTTTATAGAGGCTAGTTATTGGGGTGCTATAAGCATTATACCTGAATGGTGGGGTAATATACCTGGTACATTATCTTATAATGATCAAGAATCATATTATGAAGCCTTACGTAAGGTATTAGAAGATGAAGTCAATGTGGCTGAGATGAATAACCTTGCCTGGCAGTATGTTAAGGATAATCTACTCTTAAGTAATATAAATAAAACTAGAGTTGAATTAATACATAATATCTTAAAAGATGTATAATACGTTTAAAGATTCTGAATTAGCACATAGGTATTTAGATGATTTAGTTGGGATTGAAATTGGTGGTTCTGCCCATAATCCTTTTAATTTACCTAATTGTATTAATGTAGATTATACAGATTCTATGGATACTGTATTTAAATTAGCAGAAGAACAACTGTGTGGTTCTAAAAAAGCAGTTGATGTTGTAGCTTATGGTGAAGATTTACCATTTGACGATGAATCTTATGATTATATTATTAGCTCTCATGTAATAGAACATATATTTGATCCTATACAAGCTTTTAAAGAATGGGTAAGGGTTATTAAAAAAGGTGGCTATATATTTACTATAGCTCCTTTAAAAGAATTTGTTCCTGGTGAAGATAGACCTATTACTACATTTCAAGAATTATTAGATAGACATACTGGTAAACTTAAACCAGAGAATGTTAAGATGAGCGAGAATGAGCACTGGGAGGTACAACCTGGTGACTTACAACGTACATATATACATGAAATATTAAGTAATCATGAAACAGGTCATTTTACAGTATTTGATATAGCCTTATTAATTAAGGTATGTGAATATGTTGGTTTGACTATAGTAAAAAAACTAGATCATGACGATAAAGTTGGAAATGGTATGTGTGTAATAGCATTAAAAAAATAATATGAAAAAGATATTTAAATTTATGGTTAATATGACATCTGTGCCTAACATTGTATTAATTATAATGTTTACTATAATGGGTGCTTTCTTTACAGTTAATGCTATAAATAAAACTAAGTTAGATGCAGCTTATAAACAGTTGTCTACTATTGAAAACATAACTAATCCTTTAATAAATAATACTATACTTATATATGAAAGACTAGATAGTATAGCACTTAAAATAGATGGTTTAAATAATAAGAAAAATGGAAAAAGAAATTAGGAGTATTATAGAAGACTCTGAAATAAGAACAATTGGTGATTCTAGGATAATAGAAGGTTATGGTATAGTATTTAATCAACCATCTAGACTTATAGACAATAGGTTTTATGAAGTTATTAAACCAGAAGCTATAGAAGGTGTGTTGGAAAATAGTGATGTACTTGCTTTATTAAATCATGATATATCAAGAGGTGTATTAGCTAGGTCTATTAATGGCACAGGTTCTTTAAAGTTATCAGTTGATGATAAAGGAGTTAAATATTCATTTGTTGCACCTAAATTTAGTTTAGGGGATGAATTAGTTGAAGGTGTTAGACGTGGTGATATAAAAGGTAGTTCTTTTTCGTTTCAAATTGAAAGAGGAGGAGATACTATTGAAAGACGTAAAGATGGTACTTATATTAGAACCATTAATAAATTTGCAAAAATATTAGATATGAGTCCGTGCTACAGGGAAGCATATGAAGATACAACTGTAGCGTTAAGAAGTTTAGATGAGTTTGAAACATCTGATTTATCAGTGGAGACTAAGCCAGTTTTAAGTGATGAGCTTAAGACCAAGCCTATAGAACATACCCAAAATAGAGTCATGAATGAAACAGAACTAAATCTTAAACGAAGAAACAATTATTTAAAGTATAATATTAAATAAAAGAAAATGACAATTTTGGAACTAAAAGATGCTAAAGCTAATGTTTTAGCTGATAATGATAAGCTTTTTGAATCTGCTGATACAGAGAAAAGAAGTTTAACTGATCAGGAAACAAGGACTATAGAATCTAATTTACAGAAGATTAAAGAACTTGATCTTAAATTAGAATCAGAGTCTCGCAAATCCAATGATCCTAAAGGAACAGAAGTTAGAAATAGGAAGATCTTAGATACTCCTAAAGAAAGCTTCTCCCTTATTAAAGCTATTAACGCTCGTGTTAATGGTCGTACTATGCCAGATGAAGCTCGTGATATGAACCTTAAAGGTCAATTAGAGTTTCGTAACGCCGGTGTGAGTGCTGTTGGTGATATATTAATACCTATTGAATATCGTGCTGACATTTTAGCAGGTACACCTACCGCAGGGCAGGAAATTGTTGCTGAAGATAAGAAAACAATTCTTCCTCCGTTAACTGATAAGTTAATTCTTTCTAAAGCTGGTGCAACATTTCTTACAGGACTTGTAGGTAATGTTAGTATTCCTTCTTATGCAGGAACTACTGCAGCTTGGAAAACTGAAGTTGAAGCAGCTACTGAAACTGGTGGAGCTTTCACAGAAGTGAACTTTACTCCTAAAAGGTTATCAGCTGTTGTTGATGTATCTAAATTATTCCTTGCTCAGGATTCAATAGGTGCAGAAAAACTTCTGTTAGATAATATTGCTAATGCAGTAGCTCGTAAACTGGAATCTACTATCCTTGGTAAGGGTGTTCTTTCTAGTACAGAACCTGCTGGTATGGCTTTTGGTATTACTACTGGTGATACTGATGCTGTTGTTACTCCTACACATGCTACTATAGTAGCTATGGAGACTGCTGTTGATGTTACTAATGCTCTTGATGGAAATCTTGGTTATGTAACTAACAGTTATGGTCGTGGTATTCTTAAGAATATTGTAGAAGGTCCTTCTGGAGTAGGTAGATTCTTACTTGAAGATGGTGAAATGAATGGTTATCCTGTATATGTTACTAACTCCGCTTCTCACACTTGCGGTGCTGGTTCAAGTGGTAACTTACTGGTATTTGGTAATTGGGCTGACTTATGTATTGCTCAGTGGGGTGGTTATGATATAACCGTAGATCCTTACACTGTTGCTCATGAAGGTCAAGTTCGTATAGTTATTAATGCTTACTTTGATGCTAAGGGCCTTCGTGGTACTGTAGCTTCAGGTTCAGGTTTTGATGACTATAAAACATCATTTGCAAAGAAAGCAATCATCTAATTGATTGTAGTTGTGTGTTTTTCATAGTGTGTTGGCTTAAGATGGGTGTTATTATACAACCTAGTGTTACGTAGTAACACCCTATAAGCTTTAATATTAATAATACAAATAAAAAAATGAGTACTTATATAACGCTTGATGAGGCTAAGACTCACATTAGGGTCGATTTTGATGATGATGATACCTATATACAATCACTATGTGATTTAGTTGAGGAAATAGTACTCAATGAAATTA